GCCTGGAGCAGATGAAGGCCTGGCGGGCGAAGAAAGGCTAGCGCGGTAGGGTTCGGCCCTCATTTTGGGTCATCCTGTTTTGGGCGTTTGGCGGCGTACTTGGTCTTGAGGTAGGCGAAGTCTGCATTGGTGATATAGAGGCCCTCGGCGATGATGATGCCGAGGGCGTCGCGGACGGCCCCGCCGGGGTGGCTGAAATCGATCCAGTAGCCGGGCTGCCATTTGATCTGCGTGACGGTTGGGTTGGGCATCAGGGCTCCTCGTCGAGGGGTTTGGTTCGCGGGTCCATGCAATGCGCGCCGCAAATCGAGCACCACACCCCGTCATCCCAGGCGTGATAGCGCCACAGTCGGCATTTGATCCACTTCCAGAGCCGTAAGGTCAATTTAACCACAACTCGCTGTGCTGCGTTCCGCTTGGGGAAAGATTACACCGGGTGCGGTCAAGCGTTCGCCTTGTATACAGAACCCAACCGGTTGGCCCCATTTCTTATCTTTGCTGGCACTTGTTTTCAGTTCGTCCTGCCAACAGGCGAGCTGGGCTTTCCAAGCCTCCTGGCATTCGGCAAGACTTTCAAAATCCCCCATGTTCTTGGTCAGGCCCATATCGGACCAGATAACTAGGAGGATAAATCCGGTCGCTCGTAGGGTCATGCGCCGCCTCGCGCGTTGAGGGCGATGAGCGCCTCGATCGCCTCGATGTGCATGGTGAGCAGCTCGTCGCGCATGCGGTCGGTTTCTTCTTTCGTCGCTGCCCTGTGCCCGGCGATCCAGGTGGCGGTGAGGTCGGCGAGGATGGCCCCGACTATGGAGGGGTCTTTGCTTGCGAGGATGGGTGCGACGGCGTTCACCAGGGCGCTGACGGCGCGGGCTTGTTCGTGGAGCGTCTGTCGATTCATTAGGGCTCCTCCCTTGGGATTAAGAAATTGGCCGTTGAGATCCGCTGCCTGCGCTGCGGCGGCGGGCACTTCGTTTGGCAATGCGAGGTGCCCGCCGCGCCGAGCGCATGCGGGCCGCGCGAGCCTGAAAAGCCGGGCAAGTTCGATAAGGTCGGCTACCAGCGGGAATACATGCGCGCGCGCCGGAAGGCGGCGAAGGAGCGTCGGCATGCCGAGGGACAACACGCTGTACGAGGAATGGGAGGAGTTCCACCGGGCGAACCCGAAGGTCTATGAGCTGGTCTGCCACTACGCGCAGCAGGTCATCAACCGGGGCCTGGAGGAGTACGCGATTGCGACGATCTGGGAGCGCTTGCGCTGGCACCTGACGATCGAGACGCATAGCGAGACAGATTTCAAGCTGCCGAACAATCATCGGGCGTACTACGCCCGGCTCTGGCTGGACGAGCATCCCGACTATCCCAAGTTTTTCAGGACCTGCATGCTGCGGAGCCTCTCCCAGGCCCCGCGCGACCGCTGGGGGCGGGACTTTGACGATATCTGAAAAAGGCGGCCCCAGCCCTTCTGCCGGGGCCAAGTTTCCATGAACACGCCGGCCGGGGGGCCGGCCGACAGGGAAGCATAACCGCTTCCTAGTGGGAAGCAAGCCTATCCTTAACGGGAAACGCGGCAGGCAAAAAAGACCCCGCCGGAGCGGGGTCAGGGTCAGTTGCGTTCGGCCCGAGAGGGCAAACGCTTTACCAGCAGTATGTATTGCAGGTCCGGTAGGAGCCGCTGCCGTAGCAGGTTGTGGTGCAGGAGCCGGCATAGGCCCAGCTCGCGGCCCCGGCGGTCAGCGTGATCGCCAGAATGGCCGCAGCGACGGTTTTGAGTGTTAAGATCTTCATAGCCATGATCGAGTCCATTCCTCGGTTGTGGTCAGGCCTCGGGCGGGGATCGCCGTCCCTGCTCGGGGCCGCCCCAATATGGGGCCGCGCAGTATCCCGCACAACCGTTAATTCTTTCTTGCCGGGAAGACCCATGATCCGTTGCCTGATGTGCGGCGCACTCGTCAACCGGCCGTGCATCCTCTACGGACAGCCCGCGAAGCCGGAGAGGCTAGTCCCGTTTGAGGAGGCGCTGCCGCCGGATGCGTTTTGCAACGATGTCGTGGAGCCGCGCGTCGTGCGGCGTCTGCCCGCCCCGGTGGTGCGGCGACACGGCACCAGCAGCCTGCTGAATTGAATCCGGGGCGCTGCACTCTGTCCCAGCCGACATTCGGTAGCAGCGAACCGGAGGGCTGGGGGCGGGCGCACACCACGCCCCCGGCCCACTCTTTATATATATACGCGCGCGCGAGGGGCCCCTGATGAGCACCTACGCAGGCACCGACGACTGCACCGACATCATCCTGGATTTTATCGCTGGCGGGCATTGGGGCGACGAGCTCGGCAACCCGATCGGCGAGAGCAACGGCAACTACAACGCCTATTTCGGGCACGTTGACTCGACGGTGGACCTCTGCGCGATGAGCCTCGCCGAGATCTATCGGTTCCAGGACGATATGCTGAAGGAGGACCCGCGCTCGACCGCGATCGGCCGATACCAGTTTTTGCGCGGCACGCTGCAGGGGCTGCAGGGCGAGCTGCCGGCGTCAACGCTGTTCACGGAGGAGCTGCAGGACCAGTTCGCCGTCGAGCTGCTGGTCAGGCGCGGGTATAGCGAGTGGTGGAAGGACAGACTGACTGCCAGGCAGTTCGCGCACAATCTCTCGTGCGAGTGGGCCTCGTTGCCCGACCCGTTCAACGAGGGCAAATCGCACTATGACGGCGATGACGCCGGCAACCATGCAAGCACAACTCTTGATTGTGTCTATGTAATGTTGGACCGCGCTGGGGATGAGATCGTTCCCGCTCCCGGCCCCGATCCAGAGAAGCGGTGGCTGTCTGCGTCTGAGGCCATCAAATCAATCCAAGGGATGTTGTTGCATCGCGGCCTGCTGCAGCCGGCGACCCCGACATCGGTCGACGGCATCTGGGGCCCGCGGTCGCAGGCTGCCCTCGACATGCTGGCGGCGCAGGCGGCAAGCGAATGATCGAGGTTATCGCGCTGGCGGCCGGTCTGGTCGTTCTGCACCGCGCCGATGGCGGCCAGGTCGCGATCAACCCGGCGCAGGTCACGAGCCTCAGAAACCCTGAAGGCAAGTACCGGCAGCTTATCCCGATCGGGCGCTGCGTGATCGATCTGACCGACAGGAAATTCATCATGGTGCTGGAGCCGTGCGCCGAGGTTAAGCGGCTGCTGGAAAGCGCCCCCCCATAAAAAAGCCCCGCCGGGGCGGGTGAAGGTACTCCCAGAGGGGCGGACAACTCGTGAGTGTCCGTAAAAACCGCGAGCGCGGGCGGCCGATTGATCTCCTTTTGCGGCGCGGCCCGCTAATCCCCGACCGAGGAGGACGAAATGCAGGTAGAGGGCGAGCGTGCGCAGGGCTGGTCGGCGGTGCGGCTCGACAGCCTGCAAAGCGTCGAGGGAGCCGGCCGGTTGATCCGGGCTGACGATCAGACCGGCGAGGTGCATTGGCAGGACAAGACGGGGCAGGCCTGCTCGGTCACGCTCGGCGGCCATGCGATCAGATTGGTGGTGCGGCGATGAGCGACTACGCATACGAGCGGGCCCAGCGGCTCTATTACGAGCGCTATTTGGCGAACGTCACGCCGCCGACGATTGCGGTCAATGTCGCGATTACGACATCGAGCACGGCGGCGACGCTGGCGAATGTGCCGGCGGGGCTCTGGGTCGGCGGCCGGTACGGCATCGCCGCGACCGGCATCCCGGCAAGCACCACCCTCGTCTATGCGGGCAGCGCCAATATCGTGCTCTCCCAGGCGGCGACCGCGACGAATGCGGCGGCGGCCTCGACGATATCGGTGATTGTCGGATGATCCCCGGCACCTACGACCTCTGCCTCTACAAGGGCGACACCGGCAGGTGGCAATTCCGGGTATGGACCGATGAGGCCAAGACGCAGCCGGCCGACCTGACCGGGGCGACGGCGAAGGCGCAGATCCGGCCTGGGCACAGCGGCACCGCTACGAACATGAACTGCACCATCACCGCGCCGAACATCATCAACATGGCGCTGCCGGCGGGCTCCTCGCCGCCGGCCCGCGGCCTTTGGGACCTGGAGATAACCTACGCCTCCGGCGACGTACAGACGGTGGTGGCGGGCAAGGTCACGACGCAGGGCGACGTAACCTATGCCTGACACCTGGGTCGATGTTCTCGCGCTGGGGGTCACGGCGGTTGACGTAACGGTCGGCGGCCCGACCGTCGTCGATGTCACGCTGGACGCGCCCACCGTGGTTGATGTCTACGGCACCGGCATGCAGGGTCCGCCTGGGGTGCAGGGAGTGCCGGGGCCGACCGGGCCGCAGGGTGCAACGGGGCCGACTGGGCCTGCCTCGACAGTGCCGGGTCCGCCCGGCGCTACGGGTGCCACAGGCCCCGCCGGAGCCACTGGAGCTACCGGCCCACAAGGGGTCAAGGGCGACACCGGAGCGACCGGCCCTACCGGCGCAACGGGACCGCAGGGCAATACCGGCGCTCAGGGCGCGACAGGCCCGCAAGGGATACAGGGCGCAACGGGTCCGACCGGCCCCGGCGTCGCGCCCGGCGGCACCGCAAATCAGGTTTTGGCGAAGGTAGACGCGACCAATTACAACACGCAGTGGGTAACGCCATCGGCGGGCGGCACCGGCACTGTCACCAGCATCTCGGCGGGGGCCGGGATTACGGTAACGCCCAGCCCGATTACCGGGGCGGGCTCGGTGGCGCTGACCGTGCCGGTGACGGTCGGTAATGGCGGCACGGGGCTGTCGACGCTGACCTCGGGGATGATCTTGGTCGGCAATGCTGGGGCAGCGGTAAACCTGGCGACGCTGTCGAACTTGATCGACACGATGATCGGCACGCCAGCCACCGGACAGATTTTGCAGCGCAACAGTTCGGGATTTTGGGGATCGCTGGCTCCCGGTTCGTCCGGGCAGGTGCTGATGGCGAATGGGGCGGGGGCGCAACTGACTTGGGGCAGTGCTGGAGGCAGCGTCAGTATCACCGCTGGCGCAGGTATCACGGTAAGTCCAAGTCCGCTGACTGGAACCGGGACCGTAGCGTTAACTGTGCCGGTCACAGTAGGTAATGGTGGTACCGGCCTGTCATCACTGACCTCGGGCAACATTCTGGTCGGCGCTGGTGCATCGGCGGTCACCTTGTCATCGCTGAGCAACCTTATCGACACGCAGCTCGCAGGCGGCGCGGGCGCGCGGGGGCAAATCCTCTGGCGCACCAATACCGGCTTTTGGGGGGTGCTGAACGCCGGTACGGCAGGGCAGTATCTGCGCACGGGCGGCAGCGCCGGTAATGCGACCTGGGCTGCGCCTAATCTGGCGACCGAGGTCACCGGCCTGTTGCCGGTCGCCAATGGCGGCAGCGGGGTCGGCACGCTGACCGGCGTCCTGATCGGCAATGGCACGGGTGCTTTTACGGCACAGACGCCGCTCTCGGTGGCGAACGGCGGAACCGGCGCGGCAACCGCAGCGGCGGCCCCGTGGGTTGAGACGGCCGGTGACGTGATGAGCGGCCAATTGACGGTGGCGAACGTCGTCAACAGCGGCAGCTATTATACCTTTATGGGGGCGGCAGCATCCGGCATAAACAGCACGGGCGGGCCATTCCTTTACGGCGATACCAGCAGCATCGCCTTTCATCTCGGCAGCGGCAACAGCCAGTTTTTGTTTCAGAGTTACACCGGAACGAACGCCACCATCATTACTTCAGCCGGTAACATAACAACCCCGGGCAACATAACAGGTGCCAACCTCTGGTCCGGCGACACGACTTTCGGGCTGAACCGAGGCACCACGCAACGGTGGCTCGTTCTTAATACCGGCGGCTGTTGGCTCGAATATGAAACGTCAAACGGCTTTTTGAGCTTTGTCGTCAACAACCAATTGTGCCTGCAGTACCGCTACGCCACCGACAGCCAATTTTTAAACAACCGTGGCCCGATGGGTGGGGTGGGCGCGTATGTCAATAACTCGGACTATCGCACCAAGCAGGACATCGAGCCCTCAGACAAGGGGCTTGATACGATTATGGCGCTGCGCCCGGTCGCGTTTACCCGGACTTCAGAAACCCGCCGAGAGATCGGCTTTGTTGCGCAGGATGTGGCGGCGGCGGGCTTGCCTGAAGCCGTGGTTGCGGCGGGCTTTCCGCTACTGCCGGACGGCTCCGGCGGATTGGATGGGCCCGAGCCGGTGCTTGGCGTGACCTCCGAGGCAATCGTCGCCGTTTTGGTCAAGGCCGTGCAGCAGTTGGCGGCACAGGTCGAGGAGTTGAAGCATGGCCGCGTCTAAGGAAGAGTGCGTCGCCCAGTTTCCCCGGCAGCCGTGCGTTATCGACCGCATCTATGCGCGCTCGCTGGCATGGTCGGCCTATACGACGGCGCTGCCATTGCCGCCGACCGATGTTGCGCCCGAAACCCAATGGGTGCGGGAGCGGGTGCTGGCCGAACAGATGCCGCTGCGCTTGTATGCACCGCAGATCGCGCCGTTTCTGTTGGAAACTCCGACGATCACGGATGAGATCAGGGATCACCTGAATGCCTGGAACGACGAGGCTACCGACGAATCCCTGGGGGGCGACATCGACACCGCTTTTGCCACCGTGATGCCGAAATTCGCCTACGCCGTGATCTATGACAACGATGTCGCCCTGTGGTGCGACAAGCACGGCTATCCCCGGCCGCCGGATCTGGTCGGCGTTATCACGCCGCCGCCCGCATGACCCCGATCGACGCCCAGACCCCGCTCGGGGTCACGCTGAGCGCCGAGCAGTGGAATCAGGTGCTGGGACTCCTCGGCGAGGTGCCAGCCCCGTACCGCGTGACCGCACCGCTGATCCAGGCGATCGGGCAGCAGATGCAGCAGGCCGCGGCCCATAGCCAGATGCAGCAGCAGGCCGCTGCGCCGATCCCGAACGGAGCTGACCGGATGGTGCCGCGCATGCCAATGGGCGGCGCGACCGTATAGAGGAGACGATCATGCACGGTACATGGGACAGCCCGAAAAAGGGCGCGCCGATCCCTCGGGCCTCGGGCCTCGCAAAAAAGCCGCCCAAGCCGACCCCCAAGGGCGGCAAGGTCGCCGGCAAGCCATTCCCGGCCAAGGGGAAGTGACATGACGCTCGCCCTGATTTTCTGGATTTTGATGCTGATTTGGTTGGTCTTTAGCGCCTGGCAGAATTGGCCTGGGGCTCCCGGCGGGCCCGGCCCGGCCTGGGGCGGCACCATCCTGCTCTTCGTGCTGTTTCTGTTGCTCGGTTGGGGCGTATTTGGTGCGCCAGTCCGCGGCTAAGGCGCAGCCCGGCAGGATCGAGCTGCCGGCGAAGTTGCTGGAGGTATTCGAGGGCGAGGCCCTCTACCGCGGGGCCTATGGCGGCCGGGGCTCCGCCAAGTCTCGGTCGTTCGCCAAAATGGCGGCAGTTCACGGCTTGCGCTGCGCCCAGGCCGGCGAGAGCGGCGTCATCGTCTGCGGCCGGGAGTTTCAAAACTCATTGGATGATTCGAGCATGGCGGAAGTTAAGGCCGCCATTGAATCGGAGCCCTGGCTGGCGGCGCATTACGAGGTCGGCGAGAAATACATCCGCACGCGTGACGGCAAGATTGATTTTGCCTTTGTCGGCCTGCGCCGCAACATCGAGTCGGTGAAATCGACCGCCCGCATCCGGCTCCTCTGGGTCGACGAGGCGGAGCCGGTGACAGAGCAGGCATGGCTCAAGGCCATCCCGACCGTGCGCGAGGAAAATGCCGAAATTTGGGTGACCTGGAACCCGGAAAGGCGCAACAGCGCGACCAATCTGCGGTTCCGCATGGATCCGCCCGAGAACGCCAAGATCGCCGAGGTGAATTGGCGCGATAACCCGTGGTTTCCGACAACCTTGGAGCAGATCCGCAAGGAGGATCTGACCAAACGCCCGGAAATGTACCCGTGGGTCTGGGAGGGGCAGTACGCGGTCGCGCATGCCGGCGCTTACTACTCGTTCCTGCTCTCGGAGGCGCAGCGCGAGGGCCGCATTGCAACGGTCGGCAAGGACCCGCTATTGCCGATCCGCGCGTTTTGCGATCTGGGCGGCACCGGGGCCCGCAGTGACGCGTTCGCAATCTGGGTCACCCAATTTGTCGGCCGCGAGATCCGGCTCCTGGACTACTACGAAGCGGTCGGGCAGCCGTTGGGCTGCCATACCGACTGGCTCAGAGAGCGCGGCTGGGGCAAGGCGCAGATCGTGCTGCCGCATGACGGGGCGACGCACGACCGGGTCTATGCGGTCAGTTTCGAGAGCGCATTTTATGAAGCCGGCTTTAGTGTCGATGTCATCCCGAACCAGGGCAGGGGAGCCGCTCGGGCCCGCATCGAGGCGGCCAGGCGGCTGTTTCCGATCTGCTGGTTTAATGCCTCGACGACCGAGCCGGGCCGGGATGCGCTCGGCTGGTACCATGAGCGCAAATCTGAGGACGTTCGCGATGTAGGCCTGGGCCCCGAGCACGACTGGAGCTCGAACTGCGCCGACGCATTCGGCCTGATGGCGATTGCCTACGAGGCTCCGCGCGGCAGGCCGAAAGCAATCACATATCCGGCACAACAGGCATTTGTATAGGTGAGGTAATGGCAAGCCAGAGTGACGCCCGCATGTACCAGGAGCTCCTGGAGCGGGTGACGAGGATCGAAGAGCTGCTGACGACGATCGCCGAGAAGGTGCAGCAGTTGGCGGCGGACGAGCAGGATCTGATGCCGATCGTCTACCCCGAGGGACCGAAGGGCGAAGCCTGAGATGCCTGACGACGCAATCCTCGCCAAATTGCCGGGCCTGTTCCCGCGCGAGACGCCGGAGGGCAGGCTCGTCGTCGAGCAGGAGCTCGACCTGGGCGACCTGGGCCTGGATGCGGACGAGGTTAAGGCGATCGTGCAGGGCGAGCTCGACGCCGCCCTGGGCCAGGACGGCGGCACGCTCAGCCAGGAGCGCATGGAGGCTATCAAATACTACATGGGCGAGCCGCTCGGCACCGAGGTGCCGGGGCGCAGCTCTGTCGTTATGCGCTCGGTATTGGAAGCGGTGGAATGGGTCCTGCCGGCCCTCCTCCGAATATTCACCGCCTCGTCGCAGATTGCGGTCGTGGAGCCGCGCCTGCCGGACCAGGAGGAGCAGGCCAAGACCGCGACCGACTACCTCAATTTCATTTTCTACCGGGACAATCCGGGGTTCATGATTCTGCACGATTGGTTTAAGGACGCGCTGCTCGAAAAGGTCGGCTGGGTCCGGGTCAGTTTCGACAGCGCCGAGGAGAGCGTTACCAAGAGCTACACGCACATCAGCCAGGAGCAGTTCGACGCCCTGATGGATCAGGACGGGACCGAGCTCTTGAAAAAGCGGTCCTACAAGGAACAGCTCCCGCGGCCCCCAATCGGGCCGCCGGGTCCGGGCCTGGGAACCGGCGCGATGCCGCCAGGTCCGATGCCGGGGCCGGGCCTGGGCCCGCAGCCTGGCCCGGCCCCGATGCCCCCGCCGCCTCCGGGGCCGCCAGGCGGGCCGCCGCCCATTCCGGGGGGGCCAGGGCCCCGCCCAATGATGCCTCCGGGGCCGATGATGGATCCGGCGGCGATGAGCCTGGCCGCGGCAATGGCGATGATGCCGCCGCCGCCGGTATCGGTGACGTTTATCGACTGCACGATAAAAACGACGCAGCCACGCGAGCGGGTCATCATCGAGAATTGCCCGCCCGAGGAAATTCTGGTCGGGCGCAACGCCAAGCGGGGCTCGATCCCGTTTTTGGCGCATCGCACGCAGCGCAGCTACAGCGACCTGGTGCGGGACGGGTACGACCCGGACGCCCTCGACCTGGTGCCGATGGACGACACGCCCGACAGCAACTCGGAGCGGGTGGCGCGGCGCACGGCGGAGCAAGACTTTCCACCCTACGAGCGCACCGGGCCGGCAAAATTGATCTGGGTCGAGGAGTGCTACGTCTACCTGGCCGGCGAGGACGACGAGGTGACCGACCTGTACCGCGTCACAACCGCCGGCAAGGGCAAGGTCATATTGACGCGGGACGGCGAGCCCGACATCGAGCCGGTGCCGGAGATCCCGTATTACAGCCTGTGCCCGATCCCGATGCCGCACAAGCTGTACGGGTTGAGCCTGGCCGACCTGACGATGGACATCCAGCTCATCAAATCGACGCTGATCCGGCAGTGCCTGGACAATGGCTATCTGTCGAATTTCCCCCGGATCGAGGTCGGCGACGACGTTACCAATGAGAACACCTACGAGGACCTGGTAAATCTGCGCCCAGGCGGCATCATCCGCACCAGGCGGATCGGCGGCATCGGGCCGATCACGGTGCCATACACGGCGGATAAGACCTTCCCGCTCGTCGAATATTTCGATCAGCAGCAGGAGATCCGCACCGGGGTCGCCCGGCAAAACCAGGGCCTCAACCCGGACGACCTGAACCGCACGGCAAGCGGTATCAGCATGCTGCAGCAGGCCGCGGCCCAGCGCTGCGAGCTCTACGCGAGGATCTTCGCGATCGGCTTGCAGGAGATGCTGACGCAAGTGTTGAACCTGTGCCGCCGGCACCAGCAGCAAAAGCGCATCATCAAAGTGACCGGCAAATTTATCCAGGTGGACCCGACCCAATGGGTCGATGAGATGCCGGTGACGGTCAGTGTCGGCCTCGGCACGGGCAATAAGGACCAGCTCCTGCAGTACCTGATGCAGGTTCTGGGCGTGCAGCAGCAGATCGTGCAGCAGCAGGGCGGCCTGTCAGGTCCGCTGGTCTACGGGAAGAACGTCTTTGATGTGCTGTCGCACCTGACTGAATCGGCTGGGTTCAAAACGCCGTTCTTTTCTGACCCAACCAAGCCGCCCGACCCGGCGATGATGGGCCCGCCGCAGCCGGAGAAACCGGACCCGGCGGCGCAGGCCCTGCAGGCTAAGGCAATGGCGCAGGTTCAGGCCGTCCAGGCGAAGGCGCAGGCCGAGGTGCAGCTCGCCCAGATGAAGGCCCAGATTCAGGCCGATCTGGATCAACGCCAGGCGGCGTCCGACATCCAGATCGCGCAGATCCAGGCCAGCAACAAGCTACAGGTCGAGGCGGCGCAGGCCCGCGCCGACATGCAGGTCGCGCAGCTCAAGGCCGAGAACGAAATGGCGGTCGAAAAGATGAAGGCCGAGCAGCAGGCCGAGATCGCCGCAATGGAGGTCCGGCTGAAGTTCGCCGCGGGCGCATTTACGCCTGGGCCCGCCCCGGCCGAGAAGGGCGAAGTATGATCTGGCAGCGCCTGGCGGAGCTCTGGGGCGCGCGCCTGGCCCCGCAGCCGCCGGACGAGATGCGGGAGCCGCCCAGCGACCCGGTAGCGCTCGGTCACGCGGCGCAGGCCGTCCTACAGGACCCGGTCATGCGGCTCGCCCTGGAGCGCGTAGAGCGCCGCCTGACCGACACCTGGAGGCTCTCTGCGGACGACGAGCGCGACGTTCGCGAGATGGCCTTTTGCCTGCACAGAGCCGTGCAGGAGCTGCGCGTCGAGCTGATGCGCATGGCGACTGAGGGCCGCCGCCGCCAGGCCGGATAACGACACCTAACAACCAATAACGCCCGCGCTGGGAAGCGCCGGCAAATCCCGGAGATGGATATATGAGTGACGCACCGGCTGCTGCCGGCGGCGGCGGCGCACTTGCGCCCGCCCCGGCCGTTGGACCGACCGAGGCGGAGAGCCTAGCGAGTATCGAGGGCCTCCTGGAGGTCGAGGAGCGGCAAGACCGCCACCAGGCGCGCGAGCCGCGCCAACCGCGCCAGCCGCAGCCTACCCAAGATCAGCCCGCCGCAGAGGCGGATGATGTCACACCGGAAGAGCCGGCCAGTGACACTGAGGACGACCAAGAGGGACCAGAACCGGAGGGGTCCGAGGAGGATGCTCCGCCGGCCATCGAGGCACCCCGTAGCTGGAACGCCGCCGACCGCGAAATCTTTGCGAAGGCCCCACCTGAGGTTCAGGAGGTGTTCGCCAGGAGGCAGAATGAGGCGGATCGATATTTCCAGCAACGGACACAACAGGTCGCCGAGGAGGCTAGAGCCTCGGCAATGGAGCGGCTACGAGAGCGTGAAGAGTACGGGCAGAACCTGCAAAAGCTTCTGTTCGTCGCCGCACCGGAAGCGGAGCGGTTTAGCCAGATCGACTGGCAGCGATTGGCCCGAGAAGACCCAAGCGCCTATGTCGGCCTAACCGCGGAGCGCGATGCTCTGCGCGGCCGGATTGGGGCGCTCCAGGGCGAGCTCGCGCGGATCGAGCACCAGACGAAGGCAGAACGGAGCCAGCTAGAGGCGCAGTTCAAGCAGCAACAGCTTGAGCTCCTCGCCCAACGGCTGCCCGTTATTGCCGACCCCGACCGCGGGCCGAAATTCGCTCGCGAGCTCGGAGACTGGCTGCAGACGCAGGGATTCAGCGCCGAGGAGATCTCCCAGGTTTTCGACCATAGGGCGATCCTCATCGCCGAGAAGGCCATGCGGGCAGACCGCGCCGCTGCCACAAGGAAGGCTACCCAAGCCGACCGGGCGGCACCTCCGCGGGTCCAGCCGACAGGTGCCAAACAGCGCTCCGATCGCACCGCTGCCCAGCGGCGCGAGGCAAATATGGCCGCATTAAGAAAGAGTGGATCCGAAAAGGACGCACTCGCCGTCCTAATGGATAGACTCTAACTACAAACGCCGCCTGGGCAACGGTGCCCGCCAGCGTCGGATGACGCCGGCATTCCCTCAGATGGAGCCCTCAGATGGCAATAATTAGTGGTACTGCCACGACCTTTACCGGCGCGCCGGGAGTACAAGGACTTAGAGAAGATTTATCGGATGTAATCTACAATCTAAGTCCAACCGACACGCCGTTTACCTCCAATGTTGGACGCGGAACGGCGGACGCGGTTTATCACGAATGGCAAACAGCAAAGCTGGCTTCGCCAAACGTGAACAACGCGCAGTTTCAAGGTGACGACATTTCGTCGTTCACTCCGGCCGCCGTCACGACCCGCCTCGGCAACCGCACGCAGATCCTCCGCAAAGAGGTCATCATCAGCGGCACGCTGGAAGCGGTAAGCAAGGCCGGGCGGCGCTCCGAGCTGGCCTACAATATGATGCTCCGCATGAAGGAGTTCAAAATCGACCTGGAGTCAATCCTGCTCAACAACCAGGCGAAGCTTGTAGGCAATACGACGACCGCCCCGTTGATGGCGGGCGTCCCATCGTGGCTCTTTACAAACACCAACCATGTCGGGACCAACCCGACCGGCGACGGCACGAACGCTCGGGTAGACGGCACCGCAAGGGCCTTTACCGAGGTCATGCTGCAGGATGTCCTCTCCAAGATCTGGACAAACTGCGGCGAGGAGCCGGACGTTCTGATGGTCGGCGGCAGCAATAAGACGAAGGCCAGCGCATTTACCGGCAATGCGACAAAGATGGTCGATGTCGCGACCAGGAAACTAACCGCGACGGTTGATGTCTATGTTGGGGACTTCTCCAGCGTCGCCATCATCGCCAATCGGTTCCAGCGCGCCAGGGACGCATTCGTGTTGAACTGGAATTATTGGTCGGTCGATTGGTTGCGCCCGGTCAAGCAACAGCCGCTAGCACAAACGGGCGACGCGGAAAAAAGAATGATTCTGGGCGAGATGACTCTTCAAGCGAAGAACGAAACCGCCTCCGGCGGCATCTTCGACCTGACCTAATACAAACCAACCCGCACCCCGTATACCTCCTGCGGGTTGTAGAGGCGGAGCTCTCTCCCCGGGCTCCGCCTCGCCTTTATGGGATATTGCCGATGGCGCGAATACTCGACCTCGACCCCATTACCGATACCTGGGAGACATTCGACTACGACGACAGCGACGACCAGGTCATTGTCAAACGCTTTCAAGATGTCGAGCCGATCCTGAACCTTAACAAGCGCACGCAGACCATGCCCTGGTCGCGCGGCGAGACTATGTGGCACGCCGCCTCGATCCCTAACATTGTCGTTGAGAAATGGCTGCGCGAGCATGGGGTCAACGTGCTGCGCCGCGACCATTGGCCGGCGGTGCGGCGGCTCCTCAATTCCAATGAGTACCGCTACCTGCGCGCGAGGGAGTTTCATCTCTGAATGGACCCGCTCGATATCTATCAGCAGATGCTCGGCGGCGGCTTCAGCCCGCAGGAGCAGAACCTGTTCTGGCACGGCTACGGGGGCATGCATGGCGGCGGCCGGACGATATCGCCGCGCGGCGATATCTCGACGGTGCTGCAGGCGGTCGTTGGCGGCCCCGGCGGCAAATACTACAGCATCCCTACGGTCTGGGACGGGCAGGCGCTGACGACAGACGAGAGCCGCGAGCGCGCGTCGCGCGCTCCCGGAGGCTG